ATATATTGAATTGGTGCCCCGGTGATATCTTAAATATCCAATCTGTCGATGAACCCCCTATACGAAATATCAGTGGCACAGCGTTCCAGCATTTGTTAGGATAAACAATGACTCAAATACAAGTACAAAAACGTGATGGCAGCAGAGAGCCATTGGATCTAGAGAAGTTGCATAGAGTGGTTTTCTGGGCCACGCAAGGAATAACTGGGGTCAGCGCCAGTGAAGTAGAGATCAAAAGTCACCTGCAGTTCTACAATGGTATACCCACCACTGACATACAGGAGACCCTGATAAAATCTGCTGCAGATCTCATCTCCGAAGAAACGCCCAATTATCAATACGTGGCTGGTAGATTGATCTGCTATCATCTGCGCAAACAAGTCTATGGCAGTTTTGAACCCTGCTCGATCTTGGATCTGGTCCAGCGCAACGTTGCAGCAGGGTTTTATGATCCTGCGCTGCTGACAGATTTCTCCGAAGAGGACTGGATTCGCATCAACAGTTTCATACGGCATGAACGCGATGAGCTTTTGACCTATGCGGCCATGGAGCAGTTCCGTGGCAAATATCTGGTGCAGAATCGCGTCACGCGAGATATCAAAGAGACTCCGCAAGTGGCCTATGCCTTGATCGCTGCCACGCTGTTCAGCCAGTACCCACGTGATACCCGCATGATGTGGATACGTGATTACTATGATGCCATAAGCACCCATCAGATAAGCCTGCCTACGCCTGTGATGGCCGGTGTGCGCACACCCATACGCCAGTTCTCGAGTTGTGTGTTGATTGAGACCGATGACAGCCTGGATTCGATCAATGCCACTGCTTCCAGCATCGTGAAATACGTGAGCCAGAAAGCCGGTATCGGCATTGGTGCCGGACGCATACGAGCCATCAAATCACCCATACGCAACGGTGATGCCTATCACACTGGAGTGATCCCGTTTTACAAACTATTCCAGGCAGCCACCCGCAGTTGCAGCCAGGGCGGAGTACGCAACGGTGCCGCCACTCTCTATTATCCGCTATGGCACTTGGAAGTAGAAGATCTCCTGGTGCTGAAAAACAACAAAGGCACCGAAGACAATCGTGTGCGCCACATGGACTATGGCGTGCAATTCAACAAGGTCATGTACGAGCGCCTGCTCAGCAACGGTGATATCACACTGTTTTCGCCCAATGATGTGCCGGAGATGTATGAAGCGTTTTTCTCGGACGTAGATCGATTCCGTGAACTCTATGAGCGGGCTGAGCGCAACACCAAATTACGCAAGCGCACGGTCAAGGCCTTGGATCTCTTCTCAGCGTTTATGCAAGAACGCAAGGACACTGGACGTATCTATCTACAAAACGTAGACCACGCCAACAGTCATGGCAGCTTCCGGCCCGAGGTAGCGCCCATCAAGATGAGCAATCTCTGTTGCGAGATCACCTTGCCCACGCGACCACTCAATGACGTGCATGATCCCGAGGGTGAGATTGCCTTGTGTACTCTCAGTGCCATCAACTGGGGTAGTTTCCGCGAACCCGAAGACATGGAACGAGCCTGCACCCTAGCAGTGCGTGGGCTTGACGCCTTGCTGAGCTATCAAGACTATCCCATCCGGGCCGCCGAGCTGGCCACACAACGCCGGCGCCCCTTGGGCATAGGCATCATCAATCTTGCTTATTGGCTAGCTAAAAATGATCTCAGTTACAGTGATCCTGGTTCATTGGCTTTAGTGGATCGGTGGGCCCAGCACTGGAGCTACTATTTGATCCGTGCATCAGTGGATCTGGCACGTGAACACGGCGCATGTCCCAACAGCAGTGATACCAAATATCATCAGGGTATCGTGCCCTTGGATACTCGCAAGATCGAAGTAGACGAACTGGTACCGCATCAGGATGCAGTGGATTGGGAGAGCCTGAGATTGGACTTGGTGCGATACGGCATACGCAATTCCACGCTGATGGCCTTGATGCCTGCAGAAACTTCGGCCCAGATAGCCAATGCCACCAATGGTATCGAACCACCGCGCAGCTATGTCAGTGTCAAGCAGAGCAAAGACGGTGTTCTCAAACAAGTAGTGCCTGAGTATCGCAGGCTCAAGAACAAATATGAGTTGCTGTGGGATCAGCGCAGTCCCGAAGGCTACATGAAAATCTGTGCTGTGCTGCAGAAATACATTGACCAAGGTATCTCTGTCAACACCAGCTACAATCCGCAGCATTACGAGGATGAGAAAATCCCCATGAGCGACATGCTACGCCACGTGGTGATGTTCTACAAGTATGGTGGCAAGCAGCTCTACTATTTCAACACCTATGATGGATCCGGCGAGATAGATCTTGAAGCCTTGAATGCACGACAGGGGGGAAATCTCGAAATCTCTCAACCCATGGCTGATGATGCTGACTGTGATAGCTGCAAAATTTAACTGACTGGATCTACCATGAGCGTACTGAATCTAACCCCCCATCGTGATCATACCACCAGCCTAGCGTTCCTGGACCCCCAGGGCGGAGTGGGCATGCAGCGGTATGATACCCTGAAGTATCGACAGTTTGACAAACTCACTGACAAACAACTGGGATTTTTTTGGCGTCCTGAAGAAGTAGACATCCTGAGAGACGCCAAGGATTTCCGAGATCTCACAGAGTGGGAACAGCATATCTTCACCAGCAATCTCAAGCGTCAGATCCTATTGGATTCGGTGCAAGGCCGCAGTCCCAGCTTGGTCTTGGGTCCCTTGGCCAGCTTGCCAGAACTAGAGACATGGATCGTGACCTGGACCTTCTCTGAGACCATACACAGCCGCAGTTATACCCATATCATACGCAACATTTACTCAGATCCCGGCCGTGTGTTTGATGAGATGCTGGAGGTAGAAGAGATAGTACAGTGCGCTCGAGACATCACGCGGTACTACGATGATCTCGCAGAATACAGCGCACAATATCAGGTCTTGGGCGAAGGAGAGCACACAGTCAATGGCAAAAAAATACGTTTGTCCCAGAGAGAACTCAAGCACAGATTATGGTTGGCCTTGGCATCAGTCAATGTTCTCGAGGGCATCAGGTTCTACGTTAGTTTCGCGTGCAGCTGGGCGTTCGCAGAGCTCAAGAAGATGGAGGGTAACGCTAAGATTATTAAATTTATCGCCCGCGACGAAAACGTCCACTTGGCCAGCACCCAACAACTATTGAAAATCCTGCCGCAGGATGATCCTGACTACCAAGACATCCAGAGAGAATGCGAGCCTGAAGTCCGGGCTATGTTTGAAAACGCCGTGCAACAAGAAAAGACCTGGGCACGATATCTTTTCCGCGACGGCAGCATGATAGGCCTCAACGAACAATTGCTGTGCGACTACATAGAATGGATCGCCCACAAACGCATGACTGCGCTGGGCTTGCCCAACAACTACAAAGGGGGCAGCAATCCTTTGCCTTGGACAGCTAAATGGATCGCCGGTGCTGATGTACAGGTGGCTCCCCAGGAGACTGAGATCGTCAGCTATGTAATAGGTGGGACCCGCCAAGATGTTGACTCTAATACTCTCTCAGGATTGAGCCTATGATTACTGTGTATTCAAAAACCAACTGTCCTCACTGTGTCAATGCTAAAAAATATCTTGAAAGTAAAAATATCAACTATCGAGAAGTCAACATAGAACAAGACAACCAAGCACGTGAGTTTGTGCTGTCCCAGGGTCATCGATCTGTACCTCAAATTTATCTGGGACAAAACTTGCTAGTTGAAGGAGGATGGCAAGGTCTTAGTCAACTTAGCCAAGAAGAAATCGTAAATCGAATTGACAACATCAACAAAACTTTAGGATAAAATGAAAACACTAGAAGCAGGCAATATCTACACATTCAAACTTACCACAGGTGAAGAGATGGTGGCCAAGTTCATCAGCGAAAATCTTGCTGAAGGATACATCACCATCGAACACCCTATACTCACAGTGATCAGTCCCCAGGGCCTGCAGATGATGCCGGGATTGTTTTCGGCAAATCTGGATCGTGAGATCAAGCTAAATAGTCACAGCTGGGTATTGATAGCAGAACCCAGGGAAGATGTGCGTAATTCATGGATACAGGCCACCACTGGTATCGCACCAGTCACTAAAAAGATCATAACAGGATAACATGCCAGCAGCAGCGAGAAAAGGCGATCCCGGTGTAGTGCATTGTTCGGGTTTTGTGATAGCACAAGGATCACCTGATGTCACCATCAACAGTCGTCCCGCTGCTCGTGTCAATGATCCCAGCACAGCCCATCTCATACCAGCACGACGCCGATGTGGTGCACACACCAGCACCATCGCACGGGGCAGCAGCACAGTTTTCATCAATGGCCGGGCTGCTGCCAGAGTGGGAGATCCGTTTTCAGGTTGTACCCGAGTGGCACAAGGTAGCCCCGACGTAGTGATAGGTTAAATCATGGCTGGTACACTGAGTCCAGTGATGCTAGTGGCAGCCACGGGCCTGCTGGACAACACAGCACTGCAAGTCAACACCGATCTCACATCCAACATCGCTGCCTATGAAAATTTGCCGGCGATATCCACTTTCGCCGCTGTGATCGCCAACGCCACAGGCACGGTGGCCAACTCAACTCTGGCCAATCTGCAGCAAGTGGGCAGCACAGATCTGCCCGCGATAACCAACACAGTGCCTGCTGACTATGCGGGATTTGTCGCCATAGGTAATGTGTCCGTACTGGCCAACACCTATGCCACGGGATTTTCTGGTGCTGTCAGCAATCGAGCCAACACCATCATGGGCGATGGAGACCTTGGTAAGTTCAGCCAGATCTATCAGACGTCTGTGACCTATCGAGATCAGAGCAACCAATACATCGCTACAGGACAAAACGCCGGCGCCATCAACGCCACGTTTGTCAGCATGGACAGCCTCAGTACCGGTGGCATCAGTGATGTCAGCACAGACCTTCCAGCATTTGGTGATGATCTCACCAGACTGGGCTATACCATCAACCTCGCAGAACTCAATCTCTTGGGTTTTCCCAGCGCATTGTTGCGACAGACCATAGCTCGAGGCAACGGAGGCATCCTACCAGCCTTGAAACTCCAGCTGGAGATCAATGGTGTCACCACTACTGATCTCTTGACATTGACCACTGCTCCCACGCCCGACATCGTTGGCAGCCAAGAACTTGCGATCTATCGTGCCATGCTCAACATCCGCGGTGAGGATCTCGCACAGATACTCGACATATTGGATGTCACTGTGTTGGGTCTCTCCAGCATGGCTGATCTTTTGGATCCCGTGAAGATATTTCCCAACAGCTATCTCAGCCTCACGGTGCCGCCGCCGCAGACCGCCGATGCCACGCTGGCCACTCCCAGCATCTACATACAGGCGGCCACTGTGAACAATCAACTGGGCCAGGTGTTTGGCACTGATGGTGCTTGCCAGATACGCAACAAGATCATGCCAGCAGATCAAGCCCTGGCCACCCAGGCCATTGGTCGCAGTCTGCAGACCATACAGAACATCTCTGATCTGGAACTTCCGGATTTTGCTGCTGCGGTCAAAGCCTTGGAAACCTTCGCTAATCTCCTGATCATCCAAGGCGCCACCACGGCTGTGTCGGATGCCATCATCAGCAGCATCACTGGGGAAGTGGCACCCACACTGACATCAGGCAACATCACTATTCCGGTCAGCACTGGCGCAGGAAATACCTTCGTGACCTATGATTTCATTGGCACTGCTGCCGGTTATCCCCATGCCAATGCCTTGAACTCAGCGGTCCTTGACATCACTGCCATGACCACTGCAGGAGAACTGACCAGTCTCCTGGAGCCCACGGGTGCCTATGCAGCCATGGAATCTGTGCTGGCTGGTAATCTCACTGTGGCGCCGCCCTGGGGTTCTGGTGTCTATGGCAACATCAATCTGGCCTTGGATGCTGTGATAGCCAACACCAACACAGAGATCGCCAACATCGCTGCCACCAGCACCTACACTACCAATCTCACAGGGGCATGGGCCACCATGAGCCAACAGCTCATACGCGAAGAATACAATCAGTATCTCGCACATGTAGAATTAGATGAACTCACTGCCAACAGTCTACCCACGGTGATGAGCCTGGCCGGTCAATTGCATGACATAGGTCTTGACATCACGCCACGAGACTCCGCGGACTTTTTCGAGGCCACGGCCAATGCGCAGAATGCAGGAGGCCAGGCCGTGATAGCCAGCCTGCGCGAAGGACGCAACATCGCAGCCCTGCAGGCCGTGGGCATAGGCATCAACACCAATCTCTCTGACGCACTACCTCAAGGTTAGTCAGCACTAACTATCCCACGATCTCCCGGTTGACCAGAAATTCAAGGATATCTATAATAGAGATATCATGGACCACTGGAGACATCAATGAGTCGTCGAGATTTTGAACTTATAGCCCAAAATATCAGCCACATCACCGATGCCACTGCCCGACGCCTAGCTGCCATAGCAGTGGCTGGAGCATGCCAACAACTCAACCCTCGATTCGACGCCGAGCTGTTCTTCCGGGCCTGCGGTGTCACGGAGCACTCCAATGTTTGATCGCATCGCTGTGGCGGTGACCTGGACCTGGATCATCGGCATGTTCTTGGGCATAGCGTTCATGGCCGTGGCCGTGGTCTACGCGACGGTGATGGCCATGATCGGTTGACCAGAAATTCCCATTTCTGTATAATATGGGTATAGTGAATAACAAGGAGAAAACGATGCAGACATGGATACGCGATGGTGAAACGGTGGCAGGACGCTATTTTGCGGTACCCTTCCGTGGCCGCGTAGTAGAAAGCCGCGTGAAATACGGTGGATCTGTGGAGTACACCGTGGATCTCGATGAGCCCATCACACTGCCCTGGCGCGACGAGCCCCGGCATCGTGTGCTGGTGTCTGCGGCAGAGCTTGATCTGGCCTAGGTTGACCAGAAAAGATTCTTTTGCTATAATATGGGTATAGTGAATAAAGAGGAGCACGCAATGGCAACAGCGATTTATCAAGCACTGACCGACCAAGAGCGGCGAGAAGTCCGCATGTATGGTTGCACTGTAGCCCAGATGCGCGACGCAGTGGAGCAGAGCATCACTTATCGCTTCAGCGGTCCGGCCATGATGGCCGCGAGCCTGATGTCAGATGCGCAAGAGATGGTTTCAGAAGGTCCTTGGGACGGCGACACACTGGCCAACATCATGGAAGATCAACGCCAGTGCCTGAACCGCGCCAAGTGGATACTCTTCCAATATGTCGTCCCCAAGGAGGCCCGATAATGAGCCAAGCATTCATCTCATTGACCAAAGCCCAGTGGCGCGACGTCCACAATGCCTTGTGCGCAGTGGAGAGCCAGA